GCGGCTACAGTCCGCCGCAGTCGCCTGGACCGTCATATCCCCCCTGCAATCGGCAGCGCGCCAGACCTGGCGCTCGGACCGCAGGTCCGACTAAACCTCTCCCCTCGCGCGCAATCTCTCTTCTTCATAAAACCGCGCCTCTCATCCCGTGAAACAATCCAGGATGCACGTACACCCCTTGTTGTGTACTGTGCTAACTGACAGGAAACATTCCTGTCAGAATGGAGGACGAGTGGCAAAAAAATCAGGCCGGCGTGGTCCCTCTACGACCACTATCACCACCACTCAAAGGGTGATGCCGGCAATCTCTCAACCATCAATCATCTCATTGCCAACGAGGCCGACGAGCCGCGTCATTCTCCGCGAGATAGCGGCTCAATATGACCGTCGTTTGTACGATCCCACAACAACCCCTCAAAATACTAACGTACAAAAACGCGGTCAAAAAACACCGCTTATCTACGGCAACGTAGAGACAAAGCGGTTGTCAACATGCGCGAAAAGGGCTATCAGAAAACAGGTGCTATTTGCATCTGGGGTTTCTGGGTCTAAAATGCGCAAGCGTTCCCCGAAACGCTCAATATGGAGCAACATAAAATGTTAGGTGAAATCATCTCCGCCGGTGCCAATCTCATCGGCGGAATCATGGGTAATAATCAAGCTAAAGCACAAACCAGACTTCAAAAGCAATTCGCCCAAGAAGGCATCCAATGGAAGGTCGAAGATGCTAAGAAAGCTGGAGTATCGCCGCTATTTGCGCTGGGTGCGCCTACCCACTCTTATTCGCCGGTTAATGTGGGCGCGCTTCCCAACTCGATCGCGGCGGCGGGACAAGACATCGGTCGCGCTGTGGCCTCCACAGCAGACAACACAACAAGACTTGACGCTTATACAAAAGCTGCTCAAGCCTTAGCGTTACAGAAGACTGGACTAGAAAATGAACTACTCGCAACACAAATCGCTAAGACTCGTCAGTCTGTTACTCCACCAATGCCGGGAAATCGAGATCGATATCTCATCGATGGACAACCAGATTCAGGACTGGCAGCAGCTTCTCGGGGACAAGTCAACACCAAACCCATGGAAAGGCAATCTTCGGCTACAAATGCTCCTTCTCAAGAGGCAGCGGCTATATCAGACGTTGGATACTCTCGTACTCCAACTGGATACGCTCCTGTTTACAGCAAAGACCTTATGGATCGACAAGAAGAAGACTGGATCGGAAACCTTGCCTGGAACATCAGAAATAGACTAATGCCCTCTATTGGGGCAGCAAATAACCCTCCAGATTACACCGTTCCTGGCAAGATCTGGGTTTACAACGTACTAAAACAGGAGTATCAACTTGTCGATGACCAAAAAACCGGTTCATGGTGATCCGGTATATACTTTGGAGGTACTACCATGGCTTTCCGTAAGCGCCGTACTCGCAGTCGTTCTCGTCGGCGTATGCGTCGTCGTGCTCGCGGCGTTGGTCCCATTCGCATCGGCTACCGGATGTAGTTAATGCTATGCGACAATCCTTACGTTAACGGCAATCACGTCCATGCCTGCGGTCAATGTTTGGGTTGTCGCATTAAACACAGGAGGACATGGGCAAATAGGCTCATCATAGAATCCACGCTTCATCTACACTCATCATTTGTGACACTAACCTATGACGAAGAAAATGAGCCTGAAAACAGAGAACTCTGCCCTAAACATCTTACCGATTTCTTCAAACGGTACAGATACAAAATCTATCCCCGCAGACATCGATACTACGCCTGCGGGGAATATGGATCGCAGACTGACCGACCCCACTACCATATTGCAATGTTTGGTACTCCTGCCTGCGAGCGTGGAGAAACAGATAATATCAGAATGGCCAAAGGGCGCTCATGCTGTGATACCTGCGATCTTATTCACTCGTGCTGGGGAAAGGGACGTATCCATTCAGTTGCATTTGAAGAGAAAACGGCCCACTACGTAACGAAATACATCACGAAATCCCTGGTTGATAGGAGCGTTACATGCAGACAACCAGAATTTGCACGTATGTCCAAGAACCCGGGGATAGGTGCACTCTTCATGCACGAGGTCGCATCAAGCTTGATGGAGTTCAAGTTGGATGGATTGTCGGATGTTCCGAATGCCATACGGATTGGTTCGTCAACACTGCCGCTCGGCCGATATCTAAGGAGGAGGTTGAGACTGCTTGTCGGGAAGCTGGAAGAAACACCTCAATCCACACACCAGGAAACGTTCGACCGGTTGTCGAGTTTGCGAAAGGTTGCGACGCGTATTACGCCAACTGGCCAGGGGAGAAACCAAGCACTCAAAGATCTCATTCTCAAGAAGTACAAGGGCAAGCTTGTCCAAATTCATCAAATAGAACGTCGTAACAGACCAAAGGATAAAATATGAGAAACCGTAAACGCGGCTTATTCTCGCTCTCTCACACACGTCTACTTACAGGTGATATGGGAGAACTACTCCCTGTCGGAATCGTGGAGGTTAATCCAGGTGACGCTTTCAGACACTCTACTTCTGCACTGGTCCGTTGTGCCCCTATGCTTGCTCCTGTCATGCATCCTGTTAGGGTATCTGTCCACCACTGGTTTGTACCTCATCGTATTGTCTGGGAGGACTTCGAAGACTTCATTACAGGAGGAGAAGACGGAAATGACGCATCTGTCTTCCCCACCATCACGATCGGCGGTGGGTCTGGCGCTGCTGTCGGTTCTCTTGCTGATTACCTCGGCATACCTACTGGGGTTAATAACATCGAAGTTAGCGCTCTCCCTTTTCGCGCTTATGCAATGATATGGAATGAATGGTATCGTGACCAAGACCTCCAGACTGACCTTACTATTGATCTTACCTCTGGTGCCGATACTACTACTTCTACGGCTCTACAATCTGGCTGCTGGGAAAAGGATTACTACACTTCATCCCGTCCCTGGACTCAAAAAGGTCCCTCTGTAACTATTCCTCTGGGCACCTCTGCTCCGATCGAGCGCAATCCTACATCTGGCGCAATCGCTAAAGGTGTTCTCCGCGTATCCTCTACTGGCAACGTTGCCACTGGCTCTAATGCCGTCCGCCAAGAACTTGGTGACATGGAAGGCGGCGGTATCGATCTTACTTACGATCCTAATGGATCACTTGTCGCTAACCTGTCTGGCGCAACAGCGGCAGACATTAATCTCATCCGCGAAGCTTTCGCTCTACAGCGCTATCAAGAAAATCGTGCTCGCTATGGCAGCAGATACACCGAGTACCTCCGCTACCTTGGAATTAGAAGTGCGGATTCGCGTCTACAACGGCCGGAGTATTTGGGAGGTGGTCGACAGACAATTCAGTTTTCCGAAGTCCTGCAAACAGCTGAAGGTACGAATCCTGTTGGTGAGCTCCGCGGGCACGGTATCGCTGGAATGCGGTCGAACCGATATATCCGACATTTTGAAGAGCATGGGTATGTCATTTCCCTCATGTGTGTAAGACCGAAGACAATTTACGTCGACGGTCTGCCACGTCACTTTAACCGTCGTACAAAGGAGGACTTCTGGCAACAGGAGCTACAGGCAATTGGGCAACAAGAAGTTCTCAATAAAGAAGTTTATGCGGCTCATGCCTCGCCTAATGGGACTTTTGGGTATCAAGATCGTTATGACGAGTATAGACGCCACGAAAGTGCAATTTCTGGTGAGTTTAGAACCAGCACGCTTAATTATTGGCATTTCGCGCGTGATTTCGGTTCTACGCCTGCTCTCAACTCTGACTTTGTTAAATGCGTACCTACAGACGTCCCATTTGCTGTGCCAAGTGAAGACGTCCTATACATCATGGCGAAACACTCCATCCAAGCACGGCGACTAGTCGCTCAAACCGGTCATAGCTACGTTTATTAGGATCAATCATGGCCACTATTACCAAGCGCAAGCTTTACGAGTCGGCTCAAAAAGAGGTCGACCTCGAATCTCTCCTCGCTGATATCGAGGAGGAAAAAGCCGTCGAAATTCGACGCGCTATCGCTCATGCAATCCGGGAAGGCACTCCCATTGATCCCGATAAGCCGCACGAGCCCATTCAAGGTACCTGGACGGCCCCAGAAATCGCTCCACGGCCGCAAGAAGGTCGTTTTGACGACCTCGGCCGGGAAATCGTCTCTCCGCTTCCTGTAGCCCCTCCTGTGGGCTACGTGAAGCAACCAGACCTCGTTCAGATGATGCGCGAACGCGTGGCCAACGAACTCTCGCGGTATGCGCAGGACGACGGCTTCGAGTCATTCGAGGAAGCCAACAACTTCGAAATAGGTGATGACTACGAGCCAAATACCCTGTATGAGCAATCTGAGTATGACCCCACCCATGGTCATCCGGGTAGCCCACCCAAAGTAACCCCTAAACCTGCGGCTGCGGCAGCAGACGCAGATCCGAACGGCGGCGGGGTGACACCGGCAGCATAAGCCCCCAGCTTCCCTCCCGGTGTCGGGCGTCGGAACGTTAAATGTTCCGGCGCCCTTTTCTTTTCTTCCTGCTAAGCCAAGCTCTCTCCTCACCCCGACGCTTCAAGACGGAGGCGGCTACAGTCCGCCGCAGTCGCCTGGACCGTCATATCCCCCCTGCAATCGGCAGCGCGCCAGACCTGGCGCTCGGACCGCAGGTCCGACTAAACCTCTCCCCTCGCGCGCAATCTCTCT